TCTTATCGCAAGTCGCGGGATTGACTTAGATAGGTTGGTGGTGGTTAATGTTGTAACCGTCGAAGAGTTTAGGAGTAAAGCACTCAAGGCGGTTGACTTATACTTAAAAAAATCTGAAGATGAACGCAAACCATGCATGTTTGTCCTAGACTCTTTGGGTATGCTGTCCACTGAGAAGGAGATTACCGACGCACTCAATGAAAAGCAGGTTCGTGATATGACAAAATCACAACTGATTAAAGGTGCGTTCAGGATGTTGACTTTGAAGTTGGGACAGGCTAACATTCCAATGATTGTTACTAACCACACTTATGATGTCATCGGTGCGTATGTCCCTACAAAGGAAATGGGTGGAGGTAGTGGACTCAAGTATGCTGCTTCTACAATCATCCATCTCTCAAAGAAAAAGGAAAAGGATGGAACGGCTGTCGTCGGCAACCTTATCAAAGCAAAGACTGCTAAGTCGCGTCTGAGTAAGGAGAATAAAGATGTTACTGTACGCTTGTATTATGATGAGCGCGGGCTTGATAAGTATTATGGTTTGTTGGAACTTGGAGAAATCGGAGGACTCTGGAAAAATGTAGCAGGACGCTATGAGATGGATGGCAAGAAAGTATATGCCAAACAAATTCTCAAGGAACCTGAAACATACTTCACCCCTGAGGTGATGGAACAACTTGATGAGATTGCAAAGCAGGAGTTTAGTTACGGTAGTTAATGGACAAAGTTGAAATCCTTATTCTGAGAAATCTGCTTTATAACGAGGAATATCTTCGCAAGGTAATTCCATTTATCAAAGCAGATTATTTTGAAGACATTAATGAAAGAGTAGTTTTTGAGGAGATTAGTAACTTTGTAACAGACTATAATCAACCCACTACAAAGGAAGTTCTTTGTATTGAGACAGAGAAGCGCGGTGATATTACTGACACTGCGTTCAAAGAAGTTACTAAACTCATCAGTTATCTTGAGGATGTTCCTACAGATTTTGATTGGTTAGTAGATACCACAGAGAAGTGGTGTAGAGATCGTGCCATCTATTTGGCACTGATGGAATCCATCGCTCTTGCAGATGGAAAGGATGAAAAGAAAGATAGAGGTGCTATTCCTAGTATCTTGTCGGATGCTTTAGCAGTGTCTTTTGACACTCATATTGGACATGACTACCTGACTGATTATGAAGCACGATATGAAGCGTACCACCGCAAGGAAGATCTTATCCCCTTCGACTTGGAATATTTCAACAAGATTACGAAAGGTGGGTTGCCGAACAAAACACTTAACATTGCTCTTGCTGGCACTGGTGTCGGTAAAAGTTTGTTTATGTGCCATGTCGCATCTTCCGCACTCCTGGGAGGGAAAAACGTACTATACATCACGGCTGAAATGGCTGAGGAGAAAATTGCAGAGCGAATCGATGCTAATCTTCTCAATGTTCCTATCCAGGAGATAACAGAACTTCCCAAGATGATGTTTGAGAGTAAGGTGACAAACCTTGCCAAAAAGACTCAAGGCACCCTAATTATTAAGGAGTACCCTACTGCGACTGCTCATGCAGGACATTTTAAGTCACTTCTCAATGAGCTTGCTCTTAAGAAATCATTCCGTCCTGATATTATTTTCATTGATTACCTTAATATATGTGCTTCCGAAAGGTATCGCGGAAACAGTTCTGTCAATTCATATAGCTATATCAAGGCAATTGCTGAAGAGCTTAGAGGACTCGCTGTCGAAGCGAACGTACCTATCGTATCTGCCACCCAGACTACCCGTTCTGGTTATGGTAGCTCTGATGTTGAGCTTACTGATACTAGTGAGTCCTTTGGCTTGCCTGCTACTGCTGAT